AAGGTTAATGATGTATGTATTGAAAATAAACGTAATGCACGTTTAAAATCAAGGGCTACAGCAGCCTACATACTGAAACCACAGACTTAGGGTAAGTCTGGAATAAAACTCTTTTTAGCCCTATGCCAGGGTAAGGCAAACCTACACCAGTAGGTCACGTCCAGAGATGGACTAGCACGGACGCACTAGAGTCCTCGCACGTATTACCAAATGTACTATTTGGTAATGGGAGTTCAAGAGGCCATTTGGGACCTCCTTACACGTTACACTCTACGCAGTATACATCGGGAGTTCGATACGTGTGATCCTTTATGTATTATAGGTATTTATTTATATAGTTTAGTTTTATATATATTTCTTTTACTAGCACACCTATTATTCTAGTGAATAAGGATTAAAGACTGATAAGCTTTTCTATAAATTCAAAGGTCGAAAAGTTTCCGAAACGGCAATCCGTAGAAACACATGTTTCAATGGAAAGCGCGGTTGATTAAGATCTCGGAGATGGCAATGCAGCCAAGAAAAGTAGAAAGTGATGCTAATCTTATTTTTGTTCATGAAGATAATGGGCACATTCACATAAAAACATAAGCGGACGGGGCAATACCCACCCTAGAAAAATCATAAATATACACACTTGCACCTGACTCGTATGAAAGCCGTTGTATTCCCGGAACTGGTGGTGAACCAGGAAAAGGACGTACTCCCGTCGGATTACGATGTTCAAGTTTTATACTACATAGATTTTCGTAGAAAAATCAGTGTGAGCCTTCCTGAGAGCTCAGATCCAGGCCATGCAGCACAATATTTGGAGTTTAGGCTGCAGACTCGTGGGTTTCGTTATTTCACGTGATTATAGTGGGGGACTTCTAAAGGTAACACTATAACAGAAATCATTATTAGATCACAATATTAATAACAACAATGGCAGATTTTAAAAGTAAACGTGATAGACAAAAATTACGAGACAACAAGGAAGATAGACTTGAAAGTGAGCAAGTCAATTTGGAAGACCTCAATCATAGAATACGAGCAGTAAAACTCGAGGTCTTATCAATATATGAAAACAAGTGGAAAAACATAGTTACGGATAAAGGAAAGATATCTCTAACTAAGGTAGTATCGCTGAATGATCAGCTAGCAGCGATGGACAAGTTTTTTTACGATGCGGGGTACATGAGTTTACCCTTGCAGCGTGCTTATACTGAACAACAGAAGTATGACCACATTCGTTTTTATACAGTAAACCATTATCCTGTTTCCCTGTACGGTAAGGGACTGGGTCAATTCGACGGAGAAGAAGACCCTCTAAGGGTATTATTGGTTAAAATTTATCTATTAAGATACCCTCAAGCTTATTTGAGTCAGTACTGGCTTAAATTCTATTGTCAAGTTAAGCGTGAGAAACATAAGGTCCAAAAACAATCTACTATGGTTGAGGGTGAGTCTTATTGGAGTAGAGCAAAGAATTTAGCTTTAAGATGTAGACAAACAGCAGCTGAAGGTATGGAGATGGTCACCAGTACCGTGAGAGCTATGTGGAACACAGTTAGCAATGTCTTGTCTAAGTTTGTTGCAGGCAAACTTTTGAGATTAATAGTTGCTATTGTGGTAGGCGGCTTAATATTAAAGTTTATGGGTTTTTGGCTAGCCACCACCGTCTTTCCTTGCTTGCTTCAGGGAAAGAGTGTCTCTACAGCCATTGAACAAGACGTCGTTAAACAAGGTACTGAGTCTAATAATCCAGTTGGCATGGTAGGTAAAGTTATTGCCACTGTCATTGATCCGGTATTGAATTTTGACATTGAAGCCTTTGTTAATAAATTTGGTAGACTCACATCATCCATTAATTCTATTAGCAAATTCCTAAATAATGTTTGGGGCTATCTTGTACCTATGATGGACCATATTTATGCAGGGTTTAACAATGGAATTCCCTACACTTCTGAAGGCCAGCTTAAGAGAGAAATCGATATACAGAAGCAACTTATTGATGCAGCTGTTCCACGCATGGCAACCTCCCCTGATAGTTGTGGGATAATACTTGAGGCACATAAGACCATAACCGATAGGATAACATATGAAATTCGTCAAGCATACCCTAGCGTTAGTAAAGCATATATGGACTACATGTTAAATTACAAGAAGCACGTAACTACTGCTGAACAAAAGATGAAGATGGCTTGCTCACGTTTAGAACCTGTTTGGATAAATTTTGTAGGCGATGCAGGTATTGGTAAAACGTTTTTAACCAACGCAGTTGTGAAGGATTTGTACAAGTTGATATACAGTGAGTATCCAGAGAGTGTTGAAGCAAACATCTACTCTAAAGCTGACCCTAAATTTTATCCTTTGTATGATGGACAATTTTGCATGGTTTTTGATGATCTTTTACAACAAGGAGACGTGCGTGACCGTATGGAACAAGCCTGTGAACTGATACATATGTGCAACTCTGCTCCAATGCCGTTACCACAGGCTGATGTTGATTCCAAGGGAACTGTGCACTTTAAGTCCCTCGTTATACTATCCACGATGAATTATAGTAAAAGACCATTATCTTATTATCCTAGTAATCTTGGTATCACCGATCCCAACGCTCTGATGAGAAGAATGTCGCTCAATCTTTTTGTCACTCGCGATACAAATGTTGAAGGAACAGCCGCCTACACCTTTAAGAGTATCCTCTCAAATGTTACTACGGGCCAAGCTATGACCTATGCGGAAATGTTGACGCTAGCCAACGCCAAACATTTGGAGAGGCAGGAGGATAAGTTAAGTAGAGAGAGGATGCAGAAAAATAGCGTAAACGACGTTGCAGATATAGGAAAAATGAGTGAAAATAGGTACAATGAACTCATGGATGAAACTGAATTCATAAAGCAACCTCGTAAAACAGATGCTAAAGCCGTTTTGAGTCACACGAGAGTGGTAGCGCGAGCCGTAGATAAGCAGAGTGGTTTTGGAGAAGATATGGACTTGCATTATGAGAGCTCATGTTCGGATGATGAAGATAACAAACCTTCTAAACCCGACAAAAGTATAATTGCAGAGGTCTTCAATGAAGCTAAGAATAAGAGTAAGACCATACTTGGGGCTGAGAAAGTTAAGAGCTATAATGAGAGGATGGAAGAACCTATTGATTGGGCAGAAGAAGAAGGTGACACTCCAGGAGAAGATATGCTTAACAGGCTTAGTGAAACTTACACCAGAATGGGAGATCTCGTCTTCCAAAAATCTGCTGAGATTAGAAAGCAAGCAATGCAGAGTCCTTTGCTGAAACATTGGGCCATTAGATGGCAAGTTTTGTCGGAAAAAGAGGGTCTTCAGGCAGACATGGCTAAAATCAAGCAGTGGATGAACCTGATCATGCAAGGTAGTGAGATTGACAAAGAGAGGGATATGATATTTGTGTTGAAAACCACCGGTCTTCCATGGATGGTGGATGTTAAGTACAGAGAATTTCTGAACAATCCTGTGTTGTATGCCCAAAGATATCCTAAAGCAGAAGGAGCACGAGATGTGTACATGCGACACCATGATGCGGTCGGGTTTTTGGTACCAGCTAAAACCTTTATGTATAATGGGTGTTTGGACAGGAAGTCTATTGAAGAGATGTACACCATGTTTTCTGACAATAGGGATTTAACCGCTAGAGAGTTCTTTGAGCAATATCCTACTTACAACAATTTGTTCTGCACAGAGAGGAACAAGTTTGCCGCTATGGTGGGAGAAATGTGTGTCATGATAGCAGTAGGGAAATTAGTTAGGATTGGAAAGAATACTCTCGTAAATCAGATTGTTCAACTGTTGGACCTTCGTATACTTGTTTTTAGGAAGAACATGATTACGACAGCTAGGATGTGGATAGCAAATAGGAATTGTGAATTATCTTTGTTGGCATCACCTCATTATTTGGACGCTAGCATATTGAGATTTACTTCCGCGTTGCGCCACATACCATTATTGACACACAACACTATGACCGAAATCATGCGTAAAGATAAGTCGATGGCAGAGAAAATCACCACGTACTTTAGTGCCAAGGCCACTTATTCTTTTGAACAAGTAGATGAATTTCCGACATCTTGCATTCCGCCCAAAGAGCTCATAGACCAAGGATTGCTGTTGTTTGAGGATTCCGTTATGAAAGCTAAAAGATTGAGAGCCGAAAATTACGATCAGTGGTTTCGATTGATGGGAGGATTAGCCATAGCCACAACAATAATAGTAGCATGCATAACAGTGGCCAAGGCAATCATGAGATCGTATGGTCATAAGGAATCAATAATACATCAATCTTTTGACCCTAAGACCGAGAGGAAGGCTAAGAAGGGGGCAATAAGGTTAGCAAAGCGTGCACGGAAAGTTCCTACCAAAGCCACAATTAGAACAGAGGGTGTGGTTAAACAATCGGGAAAAATATCCATAGTTCCAAAAGTTATTCGCAATACAGAATTGATGTTGTTTCACGGTGATCGCGAGCAGCAGGCCTATGCGTTTTTCATAACACCATATACATTTGCTACAGTTAGCCATGTTTTTACACAAGATAACATCAAGAAGATAGAATTTTGCTTTCCTCAAACTGAAGGGGGAGGATCCATTACAGTACACCGGGGAGATTACGATGTTAAATTGCATATAGATAGAGAGTTGGCCATAGTGACGATTAAACCAGGTATGGTTCCAGCACACCAAACGTTGATTCGCCACATTCCCCCGAGGTCAGAGCATCTACGTGAAATTCCTGATGTAGTTTTGGTCGAACATGAAGTTACAGGACACTTTATATTGAGAGCGGCAGGGATGGCTGCAGTCACAACGGCCAAATTTGCTGTTGGTGGTCAAGCCAAAAATGTTTACAGAGTTCCTTTGATCACAGAAGAAGGAGACTGTGGACTTCCCTATATGTCGCTTAACGATCACGATAATTATCCAATTAAAGGTGTTCATATGGGATTTAATGGTACACATGCGTACTTCACACCTTTGTACAAAGAAGATTTTGAAGTGAGCGTTCAAGAGCCGATGGAGGTACAAAGTCTGCTAGCAGATGGAGTTCGTTTGACTCGAGACAAGGAAGTTATTATCCCAGGTTTGAAGTTTATAGGAAATTTACGAAAGGATGATGGCACTCCTCGCGTAAGTTATGGAAGTGTTTCAGATCCCTATCAACCTACAGGTCTCAAGCTTGATAAGCCCACTAAAGTTCCGGTTAAAATTAAGAAGACCATAGACAGTGAGGGTACAGTACATGTTCCATTCGTCAATGCTATTAAGCAATACTCGATGGAATCAAGAGATGTTGATTATTCCACCAACTATATTAAGATGGAAGACTTTAAAGGTTTAGGCCCTGTAGACTTTGGTGATTATCAACCTTTAACAGAACACGAGGTCGTTAATGGCACCATCTTTCCAGAGATGGGACCAATGGATTTGACAACATCTCCTGGTCCAGGATTTGAGGGTGAAGATTTGCATGATATGTTTCCTGGAGAAGATGGTAATCGTAGATATTCGGACAAAGTTAGGAAAATGGTCGACAGACATGAGGAATATTTGCAACACGACCTACCTTTGCCATCGATAGGAGTGGGGGCCCTTAAAATGGAACTCAAAACTCAGGAAAAACAGTACGTCCCGCGTATTTACAACAATATGACCAAACCCAATATGTGTACGTTGAAGAAATATGTAGGTCCCGTGATGAGGAAAATTATGCTAACAGGAAAATCAGATTTGGCAATAGGGATCAATCCTTTTGGCATGGATTGGAGAGACTTGCATATGCAAGCAGCAGGGTACACAAAGACCAAAATTGTGGCTGATGATGTTAAGAAGTGGGATATACATATGAGAATTTGGCCCATCATTTTTATGTTCAGAAATTGGCTTATCATGTGTAGAATGGAGGAGAAGTATGCAAACATTATTTCTAATATCATTCTAGGTACTCTTACTCCATACATCATATTTGGCGATTGCATGTATCAAGGAATAATGATGCCATCGGGAACTTTCATCACAGCCTGGTTTAATTCTGTATATAACTCAGTGACCACTCGAGCTATGTTCAGAATAGCCAATCCTCAATTATTGTTTGATGAACATGTTTTTCTAAGAGTTATGGGAGATGATAACTTTATGGCAATTAGTGATGATTTGGATGATGACCTGTGGAATGGGCAGGTGTACGCTAAGTTGCGAAAACAATACATGGGCATCATCACAACTTCGATTTTTAAAGATGGACGGGATGTACCTAAGTTTATGCCACTAGAGTGTAGTACGGGAGAAGAAGACGGAGTCGCTCTATTTCTCAAAAGAAGATTTCGAGTAGATAAAGGCTTGGTCTTCCCAGCGTTGGAATTGGAAACTATAGAAGGTATTATGACTTGGTGTAAGCCAACAGGAGGAAGAACCTTGCAATCTGCTGTCGAAGAGCAGTTTTCGACGGCCTTACGTGAGTTAGTTTACTATCCAGAAGAGGTTTTTAATAAGTATGAGAGCAAAATGCGTGAGTTTTGTGCGACAAGAGGTTATATAATGCCTTATGTTGACAGGAAAGCTCACATACTTCAATATTTTAAATCATAAACTAACATGGTCCTGGGAATGACCTTAAACTTCATCCGGACTTTTGTCCTTAAAAGGCTAGATCTTGCTGAGAGAGATTTTCTCGTGGAGTTTTTGTATCTCAGTATTGCTGCCAAATTTTACTAAAAACAGCCGATCGGGTGATTGATCCATAACCCGTGAGCTTAAAATGGATTGCTCAACAACAACAAGAATCAACACAAGCCGTGGAACTTACGACAATCCACTCAAAATTGCCTGAAAAACAAGAGGGGCTGACCAAAGATTTGGATGCTAACAGGCAAGTCTTCAATAACAAGAAAATGCCTCTCTACAAAACGACGTGGAACTGCATTGCCGACAACACTCCTCGAGAAATTTTGACAAGGCTGTACAAGGTAGCCGAAGTCACAATAAATCCTACGTGGACCACACCGCAGGATTTGCAATTTCCAGATGCACTATTGCAAATACCCACTATTGAAACAGCACTTAGGCCCTTTAGGTGGATGCGTGCAGGGGTTGAAATCTGCGTAAAACTCAACTCTACAACATTTCACCAAGGGATGTGCTGCGGATATTTTAGAAGCGACATGGATGCAGCAGCCATTTCCCTAGATATATTTGAAGCTTCTTTCTTCGACCCAGTATACTTCAACTACAGTACAGCAGACACAGCGACCATGACGTATCATTGGACATGTCCAGTAAATTGCTTGACCATAAGCGATAATACTGAGAAAGCAGCCATAGGTATATTCTCGTTACTACCAGTCGTTCCGATTGTGAATGCTTCGGGAGGTAGTGATACTATAGTGGCCACCATATTAGCCCGTTTTATCGATCCAGTTTGCATGGGTTACAAGATTGTTACGCCTTGCCCGCCCGGAAAGGTAAGGAAGCAATCTTTTGTACCTTCAGAGACTCAGACAAAGTCTAATAATTTGTCACTCTTTGGAGGAGGAACAAACACACGCCCTTCGGCAATACTTAAACCCGTTAATGACTTCATAGGCGACATAGAGGATTTGGGAGATATGGTCGCTGGGATATTTGATAAGCCTACACTTTTGACAGCACCACAGAAAACGTATTATGACCCTGGAATGGAGTACTGTAGTGCTGAAGGAGCTTCTATGGCAGCACGTTTGACTATGTACCCTGTTAGTCAAGGATTAGGAGAGATCGACTTCACTCAAGATTCTTCTCGTATGACTATTAAGAAGCTGTGTTCTATACCCATACTTCATCAGTTCTCCAATTTTTCTGCTTCGAACGCCAACTTGGAAATCCCTTGCCACCCAGTTTACAGAGCTAACCAAAATGAGAAAGCCATAGACGGAGACACGTATGTAAGACCAGATTATCTCATGCTCTGCAATGACTTACACATGTATTGGAGAGGGACTTTGTTGTATCACTTCAAGTTTGTTACTTCCAGCTTTGTTACAGGGAGGATCCGCATAAGTTTGATGAACGAAGACGTGCCTGATGAGAGTGGAGGAGATTTCCCTGCCATACTTTTGAACATAAATGGAACCACGGAATGTACAGTTAAAGTTCCTTTTATTCACACTTACCATATGGCAAGAACTCAACCAGCGGCAATAACCACTAAGTTATACATACAGTGGGAATCGCCACCCATAAATTCAGGAGGCAGCGAACCAGTGGTGAATATGCTCGTGTTCAGATTTGGTGGGCCAGATACGGTATTCAGTTCTCCCACAACCTACCAATTTGAAGGAGTAGGAAATAAATTGGTCCGCAAACAAAGTCGCCTTAGAGACAGCGTTAAGAAGCAGATAGTGTCGTTCACTCAGGAAGATAGGATGGTATATTGTAAGGGTTACAGTGTGTCATCGGCAGGAGACAAAATCAATGATTATCTCAAGAGTTACTCCATACGCAACACCTCACTACCGAACCGCACCTACGATTTGTTCACGTTCGAAGGACCGGATTGGTTTGAGGTTGGAGATATTGAGCCCCAATTAGCTTTTGCTAGTATCTTCAAATACGTGAGAGGAGGAGTAAGAATATCCTGTATCAACACTGTAAGCACCACACCTAATTTCATCACACCCAGCCTGAATTTGAATTCGTACAACCCAGGAGCTGGGATCTATGTCAATTTGCCCGACGAAAATAGACTTAGCGTGATAGAAATTCCCTACTACTCAGAAGCGCCCTACATACCGAAAACCAGTAATCCCAAGTATAGGTCGCCATATAACCCACAACACGTCGTGCCAGCTCTGGCTGGAAATGCCGCATTTACGTTAACAGCAGCGGCGGATGAGAGAGAAATGTTCATGTTGCTCCCTCCAACGCCCTATTTTGTGCCGGCACCCCAGAGAACAAAACCTAAGCAACTCAAGAAAGAGAAAGAGAAGGTACCAACCACATAACCTTCTTG